GTATTTACTTTACATAAAAACCATAGTATAATATACAAATAATTAGGAGAAAATATGAAAATTTGTATCACAGGTTGTGCTGGGTTTATTGGTTATCATACAGCCTTAAAACTAGCAGAAAAATATGATGTTTATGGTTTTGATAATATCAATGATTATTATGACCAAAATTTAAAAAATGCCAGAAAAGAATTATTAAAACAGAAAAACATTGATGTAGAACTTCTTGATTTAAAGGATAAAAAAAATCTAATTAATTATTTTAAAAGTAATGGATTTGATTTGGTTGTTCATTTAGGTGCATATGCCGGTGTAAGACATTCACTAATTGAACCTGAAGAATATATTGTGAATAATATTGTAGGTACTCACAATTTAATTGAGGCGTGTAAGGCATCACGTATTACAGAAAAGGTTGTATATGCATCAACATCGTGTGTTATGGCTGGCAATTCCTTACCTTGGAAAGAAGATGAAAAAATTGGATACCAATTAAATCCTTATGGTTATTCAAAGGCAACAAATGAGTCACAATTTATGGCAAGTAAATTAAATTGTGCAATTGGTTTGAGATTTTTTACAGTGTATGGTCCATGGGGCCGACCTGATATGGCATTATTTGATTTTACAAAAAATATAATTGCAGGTAATCCTATTAAATTATTTAATAACGGTGATATGATTAGGGACTTTACATACATCGATGATATCGTTCAGGGTATAGGTTTAATCGTTGATAGAGCGTTATACAACGATGGTGTAAAGGATGTATATAATATTGGTTATGGTCAACAGGTGCATTTAATGGATTTTGTAAAACATATTGAAAACAATATAGGCAAAAAAGCCATTACAGAAATGGCACCAAAACACCCTGCAGATACAAAAGAAACTTGGTCGGATACAACAAAATTGCAGGCACTTGGTTATAAACCAGAAACACCTATTGAAATTGGTGTAAGAAATTTTGTTGAATGGTATAAAAATTATTATGGAGTAAATTAATGGAAATTTTAAATATGGCAATTGTTGGTCATGGTTATGTTGGTAAAGCCGTAGACCATGGTTTTGATACAAATAGGATTAATAAAATAATTATCGATCCGATATATGATACCAGCACAAAGGATTTAAAACGAAGTGATAAAATAAATGTAGCATTTGTTTGCGTACCTACACCTATGGGTAATGATGGCAGTATTGACTCTACAATAATTGAAAATGTTATAAAAGATTTAGCTAAATTAAAATGTCCAATTGTTATTAAATCTACAATTACTCCGCATGTTATTAAAAAACTTACAAAGGTTACAAATAATATTGTTTATAATCCTGAGTTTTTAACAGAGAGAAATGCACTTGAAGAATTTGTTAACCCACCAATGCATATATTAGGTGGTGAATCCAAAAATACAAATTTTGTATATGAAATATATGTATATCATAGTTTATGTAAACCTTGCCCAGTTTATTATATGTCTGCAGTAGAGGCCAGTTTTGTAAAATATGGTATTAATAGTTTTCTGGCTACAAAGGTATTATGGTTTAATCAATTCAAGGATTTGGTTGATGCAGAAAAAGGTAGATTTAATATTATATCAAGTGCAATTGGCTCGGATCCTAGAATTGGTCATTCACATACACAGGTACCTGGTCATGATGGCCGTCGAGGTTATGGTGGTGCTTGTTTCCCTAAGGATACAAAGGCTCTTGCAAAATATGCAGAAGATAAATTTACTGTATTAAATGAGGTAATCACTGTAAACAATAATTACAGAAAAAAATACAAGTTAGATGCAAGAGAAAAAGAACAAAAAGTACACTTTGATTAAATTAATTGTTAATAAGTCCATAAGTTATTGTTTTTAAACAAATCTTTTTTCGCAAAAAATGCATTTTTTTGTTTACAAACGCATAGTAATGTGATATGATGTACATATAATATTTAATGAGGAGAAATATATGAATACTATACCTTTCGTAAAAATAACTTATCCCGATAATACCGACGAATACGCACCATACGATAACGATTGGTTCGAAGAATTCGAACGTCTTAATAAATTACACAACGGTAAACTAAAAATTGAATTTATTTCAATAAATCAGGATTTAATAATATAATTTAAAATAAAAAATATGAAAAATCCTATTTCAAAATATTTAATGTGTGCGTATGCATATTATGTTGAGGATAGGCCTCTTATATCAGATAGTGATTTTGATAAATTGGCAAAAGATATATTAGACAATTATGATAATATTGAACACGTACACAAACATTTGGTAACAAAAGAAGATTTAAAAGCAGGTACATACCTAGGCGAATATCCTGGTATAGTACAGGGTGCTGTAAAATCGTATAGAAATTCAAACAGAGAAAGTATAAGTAAACAATGGTAAATTATGTATTTGATATAGATGGCACACTAACACCTAGTCGTCAGAAGATGACTAAAACAATGGAAGTATTCTTTACTGAGTTTGTTAAGAATAATACTGTATTTCTTGTTACTGGTTCTAATATAGAAAAAACAATGGAACAAGTTCCTATGAATATTCTAACAAGATGCAGAGAAGTCTATTGTGAATCCGGTTCAGATGTTTATCACAACCCTGATGGTGACGAATTCCTTTTAGGAAGAAACAGTAATTATGAAAAACATTGGGATTGTCCTGTAGAGTTAAGAAATGAATTAATGAATATGTTAAATGATAGTAACTTTCCCACAACAATGAGAACTGGTAATCATATTGAAATAAGAAGAAGTATGGTTAACTTTTCAGTTATTGGTAGAAATGCCACAGTTGATGAAAGATATGTTTATACCCTTTGGGATAAAGATAAAAATGAAAGAGCAGAGTTTGCTAAATCAATTGAGGATATATTTCCGGATTTAACTGCTAATGTTGCTGGAGAAATTGGTATTGATATTCACCCTAAAGGTAAAGATAAAAGTCAAATATTACCTGAGATTAAGGAATGGGTTGATGGTAAGGAACCAATTTTATTTTTTGGTGATAAAACAGAAAAAGGTGGTAATGATTATCCACTGGCTAAAGCTTTAATGTCATCTGATGAAAAGGAATTACATCATGTATATGCAATATCACATTGGAAAGATACCTATGATATATTAAATAAAATCCGTTCAGAGGAAATTGAACTTAAAAAACAATTTGAAACGGAACCTGACGTCGAATGGACACAAGAATGGGAGGATGCAGGAGAGGTTTATGAATAAAGTTGTTAACAATTACATAAGTGATTGTTCTAAAAGGAATCTTTTTTCGCAAAAAACGCATTTTTTTGTTTACAGCGATTAAAAAGTATGATAGTATGTACATATAATGATTAATAAAAGAGGAGAATTATATTATGACTTTTAAAATAAATGAAATAGATGACTTTGAAAACTATATAACAAGTAAAAGGGATTGCCCTTGCGATACTTGTGCAGTAATGTTAACATGTGAAAAGGAATTTACAGAATGTTCAGCTGCTAGAAAATGGTTTTCAAAAGGTGATTATCAAGATGCTGATATTCAAAAACATATAAGGAGGGCTGCATAGTGCAAAATCAAGACTCAAGAAAACGTCACTTCTATATTAGTTTGGCAAAAAGTGTTTTAAGAATATTTGCAGGTACAACACTATTATTTGGTGTTGATTATTTAATTGCTGCAGGTATTTTATTAATATCTGCTGAGGTATTAGGAATTTTAGAGGAGCTGTAATGAGCGTAGAATATAAATTTAATGAAGATTACAATCTTAATTTAATGAAGGTATATGTTGATAATACATATCACTCTCATTATTCAAAAAACAAATTTCAGGCCACTGAATTTATCATTGACTCTGGTCATGGTATGGGTTTCTGTATGGGAAATATTATGAAATATGCACAACGATATGGAAAAAAGGATGGCAAAAATGGTGATGACTTAATGAAAGTTATTCACTATGGCTTGATGGCATTACATATACATCAAGAAGAAAAAATGGAAAAGGCCTTAGGGTTAAGTGAACAGAAAATATAATAGAGGAAAAAATAATGAAAATAGCAAGAACAAAAAGTCAAAAACTTAAATTAATTAAACAGGTTGCAAAGAAGCTTAATAAAGCAAACAAGCAAACATACGATACACATAATATTAATCATTACACTGATAGTGAAAATTATGCAAAGAAATATTATGGGCATTTATATGATGCAACAACAAAAATGGATACCGATTGGAATTAAAATGAATAATACAAAAAATGATGTTTTATATAGAGAAGTAGTTTCAAAATATTTTGACATAGGTACTGTTGAACCAAGACACTTAAATATCGAAGCCATGATTGAAGAGTGTATAGCAATAGAGGGTAAATTAACTTGGGTAGGTTATGAGAATTTGGAATGGGATTTTGCTGACGATAAATCTGACGCAAAAACTTGTTCTATTTCTAAAGCGGAAAGGAATTCTACTTGGCATAAAAATAGATATAATAAAATAAAAAAGGTTACAGTATTTGTGGCGTGTATACAAGGAGTAGAAACAAAAGTAGGCGCTTTACGAGTTGTTTTATATAATCCATTCCAAGGTTCGCAAGGAGCAGTTGATTACTTTTTTATTCCTTTTGACCATATAAGTGACTTGAATACGACTTGTGGTAATGGAAAAACAAGAAATAAAAGAAGAATAAATTTTACTTGGAACGCACGTTTGGATACTTATAAAAAAATTGAACAATATCGTTGTTCTTCATTTGAAGAAATGTGTGCAAAAAAATAAAATAAGTTGTTTACATTTGAAACTAATTAGGATATAATACATATTATGACAATGCATTTATTACCAGTGTATTTTACCACAACAAGGTTTAATACCAAAACAAAACCCTCGAAAGGTATCGAGGCAGAAAAACAAAAGACAGCCAAGCTCCTCAAGAAGTTGAATTATAAGAAAGGTACGACATGGCAGGCACCAATGCCTGACTATTCAACACCTTCTTATAATTCAATGAATTCAATAGGGAATGGTTTTAAAAAACAAGAAAACAGATATACGGGTGATGAAATTATGGGTATTGGTACTATGCACAAATCAAATATGGTACCTATCCGTAAGGACAGCAACAATGCAAAAGAAATTGCAAGAATGAGAAGAGGATAAATGATTATATTGGATTTTAATGCCATATCAATTGCCAGTATTATTGTGCAAAAGGTAAATATGGACGAAAATATAATACGTCATATGATACTTAATTCAATCCGTATGTATCGAACCAAATTTAAAAAAGAATATGGTGAAATTGTCCTTGCAACAGATGCAAGAAGCTGGCGTAAAAATTATTATCCAGAATATAAAGCAAACAGGAAAATAAGTCGTGAGAAATCAGACATGGATTGGAATGAGGCCTTTCGTATTATTACCATGATAAGGGAAGAAATAAAAGAAAACTTTCCTTATAAGGTTGTACATATAGAAGGTTGCGAGGCAGATGATATAATTGGTACACTAGTTGAAAATACACACGAATTTGGTAATTATGAAAATGTATTAATTGTATCATCAGATAAAGATTTTGTACAATTACAAAAATATGATAATGTTAAACAATTCTCACCACTAAAAAAGAATTTTATTATTGAAAATAATCCTAAATTATTTTTGGTTGAACACATATTAAAAGGTGATTCAGGTGACGGTGTGCCAAATGTTTTATCAGATGATGATGTGTTTATAAATGATGACAAGAGACAAACACCTTTATCAAAGAAAAAAATGGACACAATAATAAAGGACCTATCTGATGGTGAATTATTATATGCAGCATCTTGGTACCGTAACTATTCACGTAATAAAAAACTTATTGATTTATCCGAAACACCAAATGAGATAAAAAGTGAAATTATAAATAAC